TCAGGGGGGGGTTGGGTTACAGGTTTTTGGAGTAAGTAAGGTAAAAGAGGTGGTGAATCACCTCATCCCATTGGAGTAGGGCAAAGGGCAGGAAGGAGATACACATGCCAGACCTAGATGTCAATCCAGCAGACAATGCTCCGGAAGAAATGCGACCTTATTGGGGCTCATACCGATGCGTTTGGCAAGAGCCTTGAACGGCTCTTCCGTATGAAAAAGGGTTGAGATCTCTTCTGGAGTCGCTTTCGAACGTGGGCCACCCATACCTACCTCCCAATTGCCTAGGGGTAGTTTAGACCAGAAGGTAGGTGGGTGTCAAGGGGTTTGTGGGAATCCTCAAAATATCAGATATTCCGAGGAGTTACGCTGTGCCTACAAACTGGTCCGAAGGTGGAAAGTTACGACGATGTAGAGTAGCGGGAAAATAGGCTGATACCAGGCTTCAACTTCGGCCACCGTTGGGTCATCGGATGCCACCTTGGCTCCAATGCCCGTATACGCTGCAATGATCTGGCCTTTGACGAGACCCTTGAGCATCATCGCCAGGCGCCCCTCAATTTGGGACAGGATTCCTGGCAGGAACTTGATGCCGATAAACTGATCCAGGGTGGTACGGGCCAGCAGCTGTACTTCATCTGCGATGAGCCGAATGGTCGGCGTCTTCGTCAGGATGGTGTCCATATTCGTTGTCAGACCATGACGCACCCGGAAAAATGGTGGCCTATCTTCGAGGACGGTCACACCTCGGACAGCCAATTGGTTCTGTTGGACGGCATCGAGTACCCGAGCCAGTTGGGTCCCCCCGACCAGTCGCCGGTTCGTCCATGGGGTTGCCACGTCCATATTCGGGCTGACTGTGGAACCGATGAGCATGGCCGCCAGCATTGGACCGTCGGCCAGCTGCTCCTCGATGTTGCCCACCGAATCCTGGAGGCTGAATGTAAACACATCCGGGTAGACCAGACGCATCCGATCATGCCCCAAAACCTGCGCCAAGTTGACAGTGTCTTCTGGCAAGGACCCGGCACTCATCCCAATGATGGACGTCCGTTCCGACTTGTACCGGATGGACGACTGGATCTCGTTCGACCGCTTCAGATACTGGTACAGGGACGTCGAATCGCCCCGGAGCGGTGTGATGATGTCCGGCCGGACATTGCCCGGTAGTGTCCCCTCCAAGTCATCGATGGCATCTCGATAAAATTCCAGACTGGCCTGCGCCGCTCCTTCAGCTTTCACCACCTGTCGGATACCCAACAGGACGGCCCCGTTGGTGAACGCCAGGTAGGCCGCCAGGGAGACCGGATTGTCAACGCTGACGACACCGTAGGCTTGTTCCACGGCCGACATCTTGGTGTAGAACGACGTGCCGAAGTCTTGCTTTTGGTACACATAGGAAGCGTAGTAGAGGTCCCCGACGGCGGGCTCAAAGCCACCCCGTTCGTGGGTATCCACAATGGACGTATCCCCAATGGCAACATCCGTGGTGTTGGACACCCGGGTCTCGACACCACCAAGAGCGTTGTGCGGAATGTTGGCATTCGTGATGAACGTCTTGGAAACGTTGAACCGGAACGAGGCTGCGGCGCCCGTGGGATAGGAAATCCAGGGGCCGGTCTGGTTGCTCGACCATCCCCGCGGGAGGATGGTGAAGGTCAGTCCGGTCACCTGGTCCCGATAGGTCTGTCCAACCACCCCGTCCTGGCCTGCCCCGTCGTTCAGAATTGACGTATGGGCTGACCCCGAACCGCTAGGGTTCGTGGATGTGACGAAGTAGCCGTCTAGGCCGTCTTCCCCGACACCGCCGTCCCCGCTCTGGGCACCTAGGCGAGTGTCGTACCGCAGAGCGTTGTCGATGCTCTGGAACGTGTCGAACAGCCCGAGGGTGGAACTCGTACCCAAGTTGGCCACGATGGTCGGACCATCCTGCAGATACAAGTACTCTTGGCCGGCAGCATCTATCTCGATGTTGGCCAATGCCGCCGAAGCGAAATCGGTGGCCGCACCGGACGGAACGTTATACATCCAACCCGAGAACGAAGCGCTATTCAGGTCAGCCATCAGACCCGAAACCATTACATCCACGTCCACCAGTGTTCGCAAAGCCGTTGCGCCACTCGGGAAGCCCAAATCACTGTTGGCCGTAGCGTCTCCGATGGCAACACGGGCGTTCTGGCTGAGGCCCGGAGAAGTCAACCGGATACCGGCACCTTCCTGGAGGATCATCCCCGCTGCGAACACAGCCGCTGCATTCCCGAAGGGTACACCTGGAATAGCGGCGAGGGCATCAATGATCTGGTCCATGATGGACCCATTGCTTGTACCCGAAGCCGGACCCAGGTCCGTGGCCGTTCCGGTGGAGGATGACGTGAAGGACACCACAAAGGCGTTACCGTCCATCTCCACTTCAAAGGTGTCGTTGGCGGATACGGTCCCGGTGCCATTGTAGAAAGTCACCAGGGGCTCACCGGTACCAACGTTCTGACCACCGGTAAAACCAACCCGACCGATGAGCGTCGGAGATTCAACGGCAGCGGATCCCCCCGCTATCCCGGAATCCCCTGTAGACATCCCAGTCTTGTCATTGCCAGACTTGACCACCAAGGACGACTGTTCGGTGATGTTGTGGTGGGTCATCGAGCCACTACCGCCCGGAAGCAGACGGTTGCGAAGGATGAGCCGGTCGAACAGCTTCTGATCCCCAGGGGCCGAGACATCCGGACATTCGTAGGTACGGGCAATGACACACTGGAGCAGAGCCGCTTGGCCACCACCAACTGCGGGGGCCGTATCGAGACCCGCCGTGACGGCGAAGTCCTCGGCTGGGCTGTTGGTCGAGTCCACGAACTGAAGGAAACCTTCCGAATCAGCACCCGGCAACTGGATGCGGAACTCCAGGCGCCCATCACCGTCAGGTGTACATTCGATATCCAGGCCCGAGTGCACCGGCGATGCAACGATCAACGGTGGTAGCACTGCGGTGATCTGGGTTTGTACCTCGGTTGCCAAGGTATTGGCCGTCCCGTAGCTGCCTGGGGTCAGGGTGATTTCCCCGGTCAGTGGGCCGGAAACGCTGCCCGTGAATATAAACTTCAGCTTGTCGTGTAGTGCTGCCACGATAGTCACCGGGCCAAAGAAGGTCGCTCCCTTCATAGCGGACCGGGCTGCTGGGTTGTAGATGTGGTAGATGTCACCGATGGCGGGGGCACCACCCAACCATGGGGCGCTGACCGTCGCCGTTTCCGTGGAGCCGACGTATCCGGTTACCGTTCCGACTTGACCTGGGGTAATGATACCAGCAGCCGGCGAACCGATAACGATGCGCCAGCCCACGTAGTAGTCGTCCACGGTGGATGCGATGAGTGCTGCCGGAAATGTCGGGGCCAAGACGATGGTAGAGGCGGCACCAGGAGCAGCCGCGGTACCGAAGTGACCACTGGCCGCTTCGTTGATAGCATCCCGGAACCAACCGATGTCTACGGCGGTCTGTGGAGACGCCTTGGCGAATACGTCGGCCTCATCCACGGTGACTGTGAAATCTTCGGCGGTCGTAAGGTCGTAGCTCTGGCCGACAACACCGACCGTGCCGCCTGTGTAGTCCACCTCATCACTGACTAGGATACCGAAGAAGCCGGTACCGTGACTTGACGGGTCCGTCAAATCCAGACCACCCGAGTTGAGAATGTCGGTGCCTCGGACCTTGATACGCAGGTGGTCCGACTGTCCGGGGATGAACTCGTAGGGGCCATAACCCGGCACAGTGTACTTGGCTGGAGTTGCCACTTTGGAGGCGAACTCGACCGTGACTATCTCTTCGACCGGTCCCGTGAACTGGTTACCCGAAACACCTTCGAAGTGCAGGTCGGGCTTGAGCTCGGAGCCGGAGGGGAACTCGACGGTGACGCCGGTGAGGCTGGCTCCCTTGGTTCCCGTGTTGAAGGTCGCACCGTACACGCTGTTGTTGCCGCTATCGGCAACGGTATACGCCCCTGTCCCAGAAGGACCGGGGGTCACAACCGTCAATGTGTACTCATTGTCGGTCAGCAGGTTATGGTAGAAGGTGGCGTAGACCACCGCCCCCACCTCGACCGAATTGGCCAACGTGACAACGTTGCCCTCGACCTTGAGTACGGTGGCCTTGCCCCGCTGGAGAGCATCCTGAACACTGTATCCCCAGTAAATGTCCACCAGATCCGGTCGATTGGTCGGCAGGTCAATACGACCGTTGGTCACCGTTTGGAACAGATCCTGTCCCAACGGCGTGTTGCGTCCATTACCTGTCGTCGGGGAAAACGGGAGCAACCAATCTGTCCCACTAACGACCGAAGTCCCCCCACTGATCGAAACGACCGGGGTACATGCGGTCAGGAACGTTCGGTTGTCCACGAGGGTCAAGGTCACCTGATTCTCGTTGAAAAATTCCGCCCCGTCCGTGTGGATCCCAGACCCCACCGTGACCGCCGTCCCCCAAACGATCTTGTCGTCCTTGAGGAGAAAATCGGCATCTTCGGTATAGCCAGAACCACCAGGAGCGTCCCCAACCTGGGTGATGCTCGTGACGTTGATGTGGGCCAAATAGTCGAAGGTGTCCTGCCAGGTGTTGAACCAGTAGGAGATGGTCACCGTCGAACTGGCCTGTGGCGCCACCGGAAGAGTCACTGCCCGGTTGGCACCATCCACGGAAATTGGGATGACCTGAACGTTATCTACCTTGACCGTAACATGGGACGG